GGGGGGAGAAGGGTACCATAGCGTTTTCCATGGGTAAAAACAAATAAAGAAACAAGTACTACAGGGAGGGGGTGATACGCAGTAACTACGAAGTACAAAAACGATTACACGCCCTATACAGTAATTCGTGTCACACTTTATGTATCTAGCGTCACACTGAAAAACTGGCAAGTATTCGTTACCAGTCAAGAGGTGTTTTACTTGGGAGGGTCAGGACACGAATTTTTCTGTTTGTCAAGGGGCGACGGCGGGGATTGTTGCCGTGGAAGAGGGCAAAGAAAAACCCCGGCCTCATGGGAGAGGTCCGGGGTAGTGGCCCGTTGGGGATCAGTCAGAGTACAGGGTGCAATCCGCGTACCCCGTAATCACGTCTGTCGCCTTATGGAAAACAAGCTGACAGGTCGTCGCCGTGGCGTTTTCCACGGAGAACATTGTGGGCGCGGAAGCCCCGACACTTGACAGCGTTACGCTTGGCGACTGTGTGCCGTTGAGGCAAATCGGGCCACCTCCTGCCCGCGTCGGGAATGTGATGGTGCAAATCTGGTTTCCGCTTCCATCGCTTGCGGTCGTAAATTCCTGCGAGAAGCGCACGTAGTTCGTGCCGTCAAGGTTTGCGTCCCCCAGAGCGCGGTTGTACTGCCCATTGCGGGGGTCGCGGAGCCAGCCCTGAATTCCCTGATTGCCGTCATCGTCAATTCCTCGGCTATCTGCGTCGGTGCTGACTTCATCAGAATAAATGCAGTCCAAATCTACGCAGCGATTGTTTGCCGATTTTGTTGTTGTGTAGTTTTTCCACCAGTGCGCGACGGCGACATTACCAAAGAAATTGTATTGATTACGAACGCAGCGGACGTTTGTTGACTGACTATCCGCCGTCACGATTGTAGGACGATCGCCAGCCGCAAAGCCGTTAATATCGACTGTCAGCCCCGAGACTTCGAAGTCATCGACCTGGAATGCCGAAATAACAAACAACATTTCCGGGTCAGCCCATCCGCCAGCAACTTTTTCGAGGGGGACGGTTGAGGGGCGCGCATTAAATGTCAGGTAGCAATCCATGATCCGGACGCCACGGACATAGGAGCCATTGAAGAACGCCTGATATCCCTGCCAATCGCAATTAACGATATACCAAATCGGGGATTGGTAACGCGCGAAGGGCGGCAGGGACGTGGGCTGAATGTCCACGTAGAACATGCCATTACCGTTATAGCATGTGCATGTATCAATTCGCTGTCCTTCTAGCTGGCGATCTGCAAAGAAGCCCCATCCATAAGAATAGTTGATAACCATGCAATTCAAATATCCGCCTGTGAAAACGCCAAAAGCGTTTCCACCGTCATTGGACACGTTATATCCATAGCCGGGGGTCATAACATTATCAGGGCCATAAATGAGGCCATTATAATGATATGTGTTTCTAGGAACGTTAACAAACGCGGTTGGCGTTTGGTATCCCTTGATTGTGTAGTTTTCCCCCACAATCCCAACCGTTGTATTATCGGCGTTATAGTAGCAGGAGATTCCAACAATGCTTGTATTTGAAGACGCGGTAAACTGAATATCAGAGAAATTGAACTGATATTTTGACGGTGAATTTTTTGTCCCATGCATCCAGCCACCAACAATTTCAGAGATGCCATTTCCGACACCTTGAATTGAAAAGGTTAGTGAACCGCTATCGCATACTTGGGGATTGAGAACCGGGTATTGGCCCGCACCAACTTGCCAAACAATTTTCGGAATAACAGGACCAGACGCAAGAACGATGGATTGAATGCACGCTTGAAGCGGGCCGGAAATATCCGTCACGCCGTCAAGGATTGCGCCAGCGTTCAGAAGGTCCGCATCGGTGATAGTGGAGTAGCTGGCAAAATTCTGCCAGCCGGGGAATGTAATGCGCCCGTCTTTCCAGACTTTTACCCGGACCATTCCACCAGTGATGATTGCCATTCCGCCGTCACCGGTGGGTGTGATGCCGTGATCCATTCCGTTGTAACTGACCATTAGGGGGCCTCGATTTTTGCAGTGTTGCGAATTCGCCGCGTCAAGAGAAGCTGGCGACCGCCTATCTTAAACACTGGGGCCTCTGCCGTATAGGTGATTGTCTGCCCTTGGGCTGCCAGGATGATTTCGTTTGCTGGAATGTTGACGCCTTTGGATGCGGTTTTAACAATGTCCTTCATGCGCCTTGATCCATCCTTAGCCAGATCATAGCCGTCTGTGAGTGCGTACATTTTCTTCCCCGCGATTGCGATGACCTTTCCGGCCCCTTCGAATTTCCACTTGCCTAATTCGCTATCGTGGCAATCCCCAGCAAAGTCTTCGCAGATGATACTATCCGTATCGCAGTAGACGGGGCGCGTTGCCAGCGCCAAGCCGCGTAGGATTTTTGCCCTAGCTGCTCCCGTGATAGATGCCGCCGTTGCCACATTCATATAGGAGTGCTTGCGACCACGCGCAGGACGTTCCCATAGGACGAGCCCGAAGTCATCAATAATGACCTTTTCAAACCATTCGCCGTCTTCCACGTAATCGTCTGGGAATTCCCCGACAGGTAAGAGAACACTGTCAGCAAAGTCATCAGGATTAATTGCAAATTTCCCATAGGCCGAATTGAGGACGAGCTTATAAAAAAGCACGTACATTTCATTTAGGTCTAATTTTGCCTTCAGTCGAAGCGTATAGAATTTATCTACAAAATCGTCGAAAGACATTTTCAGAAGAAATTCCCGCGCCTCTAAAACGCGGTGAATTTCCAGCGAGCCAAGTTCTAGCGCTGCCCTGATTTCATGTCCCGTTGCATGAAATATCTTGCGCCCATGTGGAAATCCTACTGATCCATTTTCCGCTCTGAACGGCAAGGCTCCCCGGCTGGTGGCATCAATAATTGCGAAATCTGTTTCGTCTGTAATTTCTCGCTTTGTTTTATATTCCGCGCCTATCGGGTGACGTTCCGACTTCATGGCGTCAGGGTACATGGAATTGACGTCGAAAACTTTCCACTCCCTACCGGGGCGAGGAAGGACAATTCCTTTTTCAAAACAGCATACGCGGCCACCAAAATAGAAGGGCCGCAATTCCCTGTCCTGCCATTCCTTCAGGGTCTCAACTTTAATATCCATTTCCGCTAGGCTGGCCTTTAATTCGTTCATGGCAGCGCTTGCCATTGTCAGAGGCTTTTCCCCGAACATTTCCAGCCATTGCGTTACGGCATTATAGAGGACCAGAACGTCCTGCTTTTGATAGGCGAGAATTTCCTTTTTGTGCTTTTTCCGCTTATTCCGCTCCAGCTTGGAATAATCGAATTCAATTTTATTCCCCACGCTTTTGTCTTCGAAAGAGCGCAGGGGAACGGGCATGTTCGCGAAGCTGTCACGCAATTCATGGTGGAACAAATTCGCCTGGACTAATCGAGAACCAATGAAGCGCATATCTCCCGAGAGATATTTAAAGAGAAATAGCCAATCGAATTTGCCGCCATTGTGAGCGTAAATCGTCAGGGGTTCCGGATAGTCCTTCAGGAAGCTAACGAATTGCTCTGTGGCATCATCGCCCCAAAATTCATGGTAAGTGCTTCCGTCATAAATTCCCCATGAGAACGGGGTGATATTAAGACGGCCCATTTTGAATGGGTCCGTTTCACAATCTGCCGCCGCAATGGTCAGTTGCGGCTTTTTCTTTTTGCCCACGATTAATTCCTAAATCATTTTCCGACTTTTTTGAGATTTTCCGCTTTCTTTTTTGCTCGGCTTTTCGCCGCCCTTTCCCTGTTTTTCTCTTTCACCTTTTCCGCAGAATTCCGCGCTTTTCTATGCGCGGCTGATTTCTTTTTCTTTTCCGCAGTCGATTTCTTTTCATTTTCCTTGCGCTCTTCATATTGCGCAAAATACCTGTCTTCCAGCAAAAGACGAATAGGAACAGCGGACATATCGCCCTTTTTCGGATTATCGACGTACCGCCCTTTAATTTGTTCGATCATTTTATTGACGCCGTATTCCGTTGTCGGAAATCCGTAATTTGTGGGGCGTTCTCCATTTTCGGCAAATTCCCATCGAAGCGCCTTGCCGGGATTTTTTGCCGCAACCTTCCTGATTTTTTCTTCCCATCCATTCGACAGGAGGAAAGTGTTTTTATAGGACCGGCGTGTCCGCGCCATTTCAATTTGCGCCTTGCCAGAGCGGGACCGGACAGTCACACCCTTTGAAAGGACAATGCGGTCATTTTTTATTGTCGGTTGGTTTTCAGGGGCAAGATGTGCATATGTCGCTTTAATTTCCGCAACCTGCTTTTTCGTCAGGCGGCGCGTTCTATCCTGTCCGATAGCGACTGAATGGAATTTATTCAGGGCATCCCGGATTGACCGGCTTTCAAAGTGAGCTTCGCCGTATCTATTGATACGCACGGCACTTTCACTTGCTCCAGCTTTTACGAGACCTGATTTTTCCAGTTTCCGAAGACGGGACTGAGCTTGGCGAATTTTAAGATATTGTTCGCGTGTCCCGTATTTTCTTGCGGCCATGCCTTAAAAGGCTTTACGGCCAAAAAATATCTCTGTATAAAATTGCATATCGAAGCCCTCTAGCACTACATTGACCCATGACGTTCCCGCGTCATGGGTTTTCTTTTATGCGCTTTGTGCGCATTCACGCAAGAGGGTTTCAACATGGCACTTCTATCTCCTGCAATGCAGTCCAAATCGACGGCCCGCGGAAAGGTCATTGACCAGTTCGTGACATGGGACGCGACTGATACGGACGGAATTGTGTTTGACTTCACGGCTCAGGGTAACGCGATGCTTTTGCGCGAACCTGTTTGCGTCTTTGTTGATAACACACGCGCCACCGGACAGTTGACCATTACCGTTGAAGGCTACGCTTACCAGTTAGTTGTTCAGCCAGGTATGATTGCAAGCCTTCCGTTTATGTCCGTTGCACTTCCACGCGTTACGGTTAAATCTTCAGAGGGTACAAGCGGCGTCACGTCCTTTATTTTCTGTGACTTCATGCTTCCAAACTTCGCGTATGAAGCCACTGGAATTTCTCAAAAGACAACTGACACCATTCTTGAAGAGGTTGTTAGTGGCGGGATCGGAAGTGAAAGCCTTCGCGTTACCGATGCGGAAGCCATCGCGCTTTTGACAACGATTAACTCGGCGTTATCCGATAGCGGCTCTACTGGAAATTCTTCTAACGCCACATTGAAGGCTATCTTGGCGCAGTTGAAAGAAACGCTTTCTGTTTCCGACGCAGACGTTTTGGCTCAGTTGAAGACTACGCTGGCGGTCAATGATGGTGATGCTATTGCCGAATTGAATGTCATTGAAGCAACACTGGAAAATTCGGACTTTACCAAAAGCGTCAACGTTACTGGGCGCATTCAATCTTCATGGATCAAAAATGTTTTTAATGGTTCATGCTTAATTGATAAGCTGACTGTTTTTCCTACCGATCCGGGGTCGAGTGTTTATCTCGCTATTTTTAATGAGACTGTCCCTAATTCTGGACAGGAAGACGTGACACTGAAGGTCGTTGGAATTTACCCCATTAGTAAGGGTGATATTTTAACCCTTGATTTTAGTGCGCCTGTTTTTGCTTCTACCTCTTTCACGATTGGATTTTTTGCGTCATACCCTATTCCGGGGACGGGAATTGCCGGGAGCAACTCGGAAGTTTATGATGTCTCCTATATCGCGCAATATCGGCCAGTGGGAAATTAAGATATGAATTTAAAAATGATCCTCGGCATGATGGGGCTGGATGCAAGCAAGCTCCCGAGTGAGGAACAGCTTGCCACCGGCTTTACGGCAATTTCCGCTGTTCCTGAACGTCTTGATAAAATTTTGAGCAATCAAGGCTTGATCCTGAAAAATCAGGCGCATATTCTTTCCGTTCTGGATCGGCTGGCACCAGCCGAAAAGGAAATGCTAGAGGGGCAGGAAAACCTTGCTCTTGAACATGCTGAGGAACATTCGAATGTCTGAATCGACGACTGCCACCGGCACGGCTGCCACCACGACGCCCGCAAAGACGACGCTTCCCGCCGCACTGGATGCCTCAACCGCAACTCTTGAGGACATCGTTACGGCGGTGAATTCCACCATTGCTTATGCCGGGCAGCTTCCGACGAGCGAGGGCGCAACCCTGACCAGCGATCAGGTTAGCGCTGTTGAGCGTCTGACTTCCTTTTTCAAGATCTGATTTTTCAGTCTTGACTGATGTGGTCATTAACGGCGGCGAGGGGGAAACCCCCGCCGCCGTTATCGTTTCCGGCGAGGACGCAAATGCGGCTACGGAAACTGCGAGCGCAATTTCTCAGGTAGAGGAATTGCAGGATAAAACCATCAATGCCGCTGTAACGCTGGAAGCGGCGACTGCACTTGCAGAGGAAGAAAAGCAACGGCATATCTTGGAGGCCGCGCGACGTGCAGACGAACACGCGGACGAAATGGCGACAATCCGTCGAGAGTTAGAGGAAAACAGACAGTGGCGAGACGAGCAGCGGACCCAAATATCGGAAATGCGGACAGCATTAACGGAAGCGCTGGAAACGATGGCGTCGATGCTTTCGACCCCAGAGACGGATACGACACAATCGCAGACGCCAGCGCCGGAAGCGGAAACACTGATAGTGGCGGACCCGGAAACGGTAGCGGCGGAAGAAAGCGAGGCCGCCCCGCCGGTGGCGGAAGCTCCAGCAAAAGCAAGGCGGCGGTTTCGCCTAGTGTAAGCAAAAAGGATAACGCGGAATTTTTCGCGGGCCTTTTGTCTTCCATGCACATGATGGCCGCCGCAGCGTTTAAGACGCAAGAGCTTGCCTTGTCTCCTGACGAGGCAAAAGAGCTTGCCGAAAAAATCGCGGAAGTTCAGAAGCACTATCCCGCCGCCGTCTTTGATCCGAAATATGCCGCGATTGGCGCGCTTGTTTTTGCGGTTGTGAAGATCGAAGGGCCGCGCGCTCTTTATCTCATGAACCGACCGAAAAATCAGGGCGGGGAATAATGGTCAATTTTCCCGATGACACTAAGCGGCTTGTTATTCTTGGGATGACGGGATCGGGAAAGTCCGTGGTCGGCGCGTATCATCTTTCGCGCCGATCCTTTGACCGTATGCCGTGGGTTATCTTTGATCCCAAGCGTGATGACCTTCTCAATTCGTTGGGGGCAAAAGAAATCGCCCTGGACGAAAAGCCGCCAAGTGAACCGGGGCTTTATATTGTCCATCCGGTGCCGGGGGCAGATGACGAGGCGGTGGAATTGTTTCTATCCCGCGTTGTCAATCGTGCGGTTGATACCCGCGCAGGGACCGGGGTTTATTTCGACGAGGGTTATTCAATCCCTTCTCGCTCGCCATCCTTCAGGCGCATTTTGACGCAGGGGCGATCCCTGCGCGTTCCGGCCATTACCCTGTCACAGCGCCCTGTATGGATGGATCGCTTTGTATGGTCCGAAAGCGATTTCGTGCAGTACATGAAATTGAGGTCTCAGGATGACCGGGATCAGACGCGGGCATGGCTTCCGGCGGATATCGAAAAGCCGCTTCCGAAATATCATTCCCTCTATTATGATGTAGCGGCGGATGAGGTAACGCTTTTCAAGCCGGTTCCTCATCCTGATGACATTGCGGAAATGGTGCGCAAGCGGACAATGGGTCCGAAAAAGAAAGTGAGATACCTATAATGGAGCGCGTCTATATTACGTGGACAATCAGTAACTGGATTACGATTGTCCTCATGGTCTTTCTGGCCGCCATGGTTTTTAACCTCGCCGGATATGGCTATCAGAAAATTTCGGGAGGCTAAAATGCGCCTCTCTGATTTTCGTCCGAACATGGCGCTTATGTCTGCCCCCATGAATTACGTTATCGTTTTTCTCATGGTGGCGATTGCAATGTTCGCCCTCGAAATTGTATCCTCTCAATTCGTCACGTCTGACGACCAGTAAAAGGAAGCCATAATGGCAAGCAATTCTTCCCAAACGTCCACGGTTGCCAGCGGCACATCTGGAACCGCCGCGCCGTCGAAGCTCACGGATGCACAGGCCGCCGCCCTTGTCACGTCTGAGGCCGTCAAGGTTCTTCAGCCGATTGGTGCGCCGTATTTTCTGAACAACCCGCCTCTTGGCATTTCGCCGGTTGCGACGACCATTCAGCCGCGAAACGTTGGCCTCCTGCGCAACATTCTTGTTCGCGTCGAAATGGAATTTGTTGTGCCATCCGGCACGACGCTCACGGCTGGTGAATTTGGCCCCGCCGCCCTTCTGTCAGGCGTCCGCTTTACTGACCTGAACAACCTCGACCGCATCAACACGGACGGCATTCATCTTGCATTGCTGGCATCTGCTCGCAATCGCCAGCCAGCCGGTGCGGCTTTCATGACCGATACGCCACTTGGTTGGGGCAACAATTTCGGCGGTGGTATCGCATGGCCGGGCGCAAGCGTCTCGGGTACCGGCCAGACAGTCAAGGTCATGATGACCTACAATGTGCCGATCATGTACGCAGAAGGCGACTACCGGGGCGCAATTTACCTTGGCACGACCATGGCAAACTGTAACCTGAACCTGACGGTCAATCCGGCCTTCTTTGCTGTTTCCAATAGCAGCGCAGTTGATTACGGCTTCAAGTATGACGGCACGGCACCGACTGTCACCAGCCTCAAGATTACGTCCTATCAGGATTATCTGGATCAGCTTCCGGTCTACAACAATGTTGTTGCGCTGCCTTGGGCTTCCATGTCCACGGTCTACCAGTTGCTTTCCAGCAGCTATAACAATGTTGTTGCGGATAGCGACTTCCAAATCGAATTCGCGAACCTTCGCCAGTACCAGAGCATTTTTGCCGTCTTCAACAACGGCGGAACACTCAACCCTGGCACCGATGTCAACGCTTGGAAGCTCCAGGCCGCGAACATGTACAACTATTTCAACGTGGACCCGGATATCATTTCTTACCGCACCCGCATGGCGCTGGGTGACGATACGCCGCTGGGGACGTACTATTTCTCCTTCCGGGATCGCCCGATCAATACCCAGACGTTCGGTAATACGAACCTGCTTCTGAATGCTTCTCAGGCGAATTCCGGCGCGACGGTGAAGGCGTACAGCGAATACTTCTCGACCACGTACACCCTCAATTCTCAGTCGGTTTCCTCCTAAGTCATGGCGGAAGGCGACACAACATCTGATGATAGTGTCGCCGCCCGTTGGCGCGCTATCATCGCAAGCCCCATGACCCATAAGTGGCGATTTGTTGAAATCGTTGCCGGGATCATTTTTGCAACCACAATCGCGTTCTTTTGGACGCGAATTATGCGGGACACTCTCGACCTGCATAAAATCATTGAAGGATAAAAGCCGTGAAGGTTTTCGGAATTTCCATCGTAACGCTTCTCATCATTCTTCTTGTCGGAATGATTATTCAGGCCAAGTTCCCGTCGAACGTGGTTTCCTCCAAGCTCGTCAACAACATCTGATCCATGTCGCAGGCCAGTAAAATCATGGCCTTTCTTGCTCTCGCCTTTGTCGTATTTATTACGGCAAAGGGGGAGCTTCCTACTTATCTCGGGTTTTTCAAAATCGGGGATGATACAGGAAGCGGCGAGAACGCGGTCAAGAATTTCGGGAAGAAAAGCGGAAGCTCTATTCTCGGTGGTTTCGCCAGCGCTGGAATTAGCGCCATATTCTAGGAGGCACCCATGCCTGTAGCGCTTTTAATTATTGGCGCGCTTATGGTCATTGTCGCCTTGAATGGCAATGAACACAAACTTGCCGCACAACTAAAGACTGATTTCAGTGGCTCGCCCTCCTTCCTGACGTGGGTGGGCGCTTTGCTTATTTTGGGCTTTATTGGATACATTCCGGGAATGCAAAAGCCGTCAACGCTTTTCATGACGTTGTGCATTCTTGTTTTCGTCCTCAAGAATGGCGGGGTTTTCGATAAGCTAGAGGAGGCGTTTTGAATGGGGAAATTTGGGGAACAGGCCATTGAGGTTGTCAGCATGATAATCTCAGTTGCCATTCTTGCCGTTATCGTTGGCAAGAATTCGCAAACCTCATCTGTCATTGAGAGTGCAGGAAGCGCGCTTTCATCAATTCTGAATTCGGCCATGAAGCCGGTGGAGAGCTAAAATTATGCGTGGTGAATTTGTCGAAGCGCTTGTTACAGTCGCAACTGCGATTGTTGGCGTTGCCATGCTTTCGGTTCTTGTGAGCCGTCGAAGCAATACAAGCGATGTCATTCAGGCGAGCGGGTCAGCCTTCAGCAATGCGCTTGCGGTTGCTGAAGACCCCGTAACTGGAAACGGGGTTTCGATTGTGACGGCGTACCCGTCCGAAACCGAATTTTAAGGGAGAGCGGGCCATGGCAATCAAGCAATGGTTTATTGGCCTGAAAGGGAAGCGCCTGTCTCTAGGCGCTGCCCAGTACGGCTTTGCAGGTGACGGGGCGCTTAAGATTGTTCGGGATGGCAATACCGTCAACAATGTGCAGCGTCAAATCAGGACTATGGGCGCATATAATACTGTTCCGGTTCTCGGGCAGTTTGTTGGTGTTGCGCAGTCTTCTGGCAGCCCGAAAACTCAGGGCTTGCAGCGCAACCCCCTGACGAATGATCTCCTGACGCGGCTTTACGGCCAGGGCGGTCAATCATGATGGAAAAACTCAGTGCTCTCAAAAAAGAGCATCCCGTTATGTTCTGGGGCGGCATTGCAATTTCCGTCATTATTTTTGTCGTGATTGTCCGTGGATCGTCTTCATCAGGCAGCACGACAACGGCCAGTTCTGACGACACGGCAGCGAGCACTCAGCTTGCCATGGCGCAACTTGCAGAGCAGGAAGATGCAACGGACAGCGCCGCACAGACGCAGCAAGCCGCATCTGCCAATCAGTTGTCCGCGGTGCAGGACGAGGACAATACGCAGGTTTTGATTTCAGGCAATCAGCTTGCGGCGACAAAAGACACGAACGCAACCGGCTTAGCCGCCACAAAAGACACGAACGCGGCGAACGTGACGATAAATGGTCAAGATACTAACCTGAAGCAATACACGGTTAGTCAGCAGTCCGCACTCATCCATAATGCAGAAAATGCGGGCTATTATTCCAGCCTGTCCAACAACGGCATTCTGGATGCTAACGATACGTCCGTCATCGTGGACGGCCTCAAAAACATTGGAACGCTAGGATCATAAAATGGCTTATGACCATCGCAAAACTTACCCGTCACTGAGCGGTAATTCTCAGGTCATCGTTCAGCCCGCAAGCGATGCGGCCAGCCGTATGACGTTCCTCGACCCTCATGCGGCGCATCGTCCATCCAGTGCCACAGTTCTTATGGAGCGCAAGGCATCTGCCAAAAACAGCGCCGATATTGACTAAAGGTGAAGCATGGACTGGTGGGATAACGAAAAGTCCGCACCTTATCATGATGACCTGATCGCGGGCGCGGCGGCTTCCGGTGGAACCGTCACGCCTCAAGAACTGGCCAATCAGATAGGGCAGGAAAGCGGGTTTGACCCGAACGCTAAAAGCACGACCAGTAGCGCAACTGGCATTGCGCAGATCCTCAAAAGCACTGCCGAAAATCCGGGTTATGGGCTTTCATCTGTAGACCCTACGGACGCGTCCGCATCTATCAGGTTCGCCGGTGCCTATGACGGAAAGGTGGGCGTGAGCGGATATTCAGGTGGGAACTATTCCAAGGCCGATCTTGATAGCGGCACAACATCGGGCAGCGGCGCGACAGGCGCGACTGGCACCGCAGACACCAAAGACGAGGGAAGCGGGGGAAGTGACACGGAAGACGCCAGCGATAGCGATGCGGGCGGCCTCATGGGGATTATTGAAGAATTCGGCACCAGAATGGCAGTAATCGTTTTGGGTATCGTCTTTATTCTTATCGCACTTTATGCTCTGACAAATTCCAAGGTTCAGGAAGTGGCGGCAAGTGGTGCCTCCCGCCTTGCAAAGATGGTTCCCGTTGAATGACGACACGCGGCATACTGAACGATAATCCCTGCAATATCGTTCGCACACATGACAACTGGTTAGGATTGCGGCCTTTGCAAACTGATCCACGTTTCTGTCAATTCGAAACGCCCGTTTGGGGGATGCGAGCAGCTTTCATCTGTATCCGTCACCTTGTGGATGCTGGACGCATTACATACGCGGGTCTCATCCACGCATGGGCACCGCCTGTAGAAAATGACACGTCTTCTTACGTCGCGGACGTATGCGGGCGTCTTGGTGTCGATCCCGGCAAGCGCGTGAATTGCGACTCAATGGGGGATATGGTTTCGCTCCTTCAGGCTATCATTATTCATGAAAACGGTACGTGTCCTTATGAGTATGACGTGATTGGCGAAGCCTATGAAAAGTCAATCCTCAAATGAGTGAGACAGAACAAGCCGCCTCGGGGCGCGGTGACTTTTCCGCCTGGCAATCCAAGGTTGACACCACGCTGGACACTTTAGTGACTAGTCTGGAGCGCATCGAGAAGCGGGAAGAGGCGCGCCAGCAAGCCCCCATGAAGGTTCTCATGTGGGGTTTCGGGTCTTTGTCGGTTGTTGGAGCTTTTGCGGTCTTTGTCATGACCAGCGAAATCAACAAAAACCTCTACCCGGTTCAAATGCAGGTCACGTCTCAGATGCAAAGACTGGACGACATGGGTGACCTCATCAGGGGCGGTGCAAGCGAGCGCGGCAAGCTGGCAGGGGCGCAATCCGCACTTGAAGAACGCTTGACAATTATTGAAACACGGATGAAAGATGGCGCTTTCAAGGCGTCACAATCTGAAAATTAGGAGTGCCATTATGGCCGTACAGAATACGACAGGTCAGACAGTTTCAACCCCGGTTGCGTCGGTTGAGAACCTGATTGCAAACCCTAAGAGCGTTGTTGGTTGGCTTGGCCTTGTCGCCTCACTGGCAACATGGGGAACTGGTCTTGTGGACGAAAGCACGGGCGCGATGATTTCCGATATCGGAATGACCGTTGTTTCCGCTCTTGCCATCATCCTTCCGGACGTTGTAAAGTCTCGATAAGAGTTCGACGGTTGAGGTTGGTCACTTTCCATACGTCGAAAAGACTGGTCATATTTCTGCCCACGGATTTATGATCCTTCCGAAAAAGCCGCTTCCAGAAATGGGGCGGCTTTTTTTGTTATGAAAAAATTTGAAGTTTTTAATTTAGGGGCTTGCAAAGTTACCCTTAAAATTTTAAGACTGTTTTCACCGGGCGAGATTGTTCGACCCGGAAAATGACAGTGGATGAAAATATCATGGTTCAAATTGCAGCGCGCGCCATCGGCATTCGTCACATGGTTGACCTGAACGATGCAAAGCGTTGGGCAGTTGCCGAAGATCGACGCGAAAAAGACCGTCTGGAACTCGGCAAGGTTATGGGAAAAATCTCCCGTGTGGTCCGCAAGGAAAAGGTTGACGAGAACAGCGGCGAGCTTCGCGTTTCTTACGCCGCTGAAGGTCTCTTCCGTCTTCTTCCGGCATACGACAACACAAAGGCAAAAGTTGGCGACATGATCGACGCCACGGCGCTTTTTGTCCCGGCCGCATTTGGTGAAATGCTAATCATGGAAATGCAGGCCCTGAGGGATGCAAAGATTGTAACTGATCCAACAATTGTTCTGAACTGGTCACTTTCACCTGCCCCGAAGTCAGCAGTTGGCTACGTCATCAATGTTGATCGTCTGATGGCTCAGATCATTGACCCGTTTGCGTCCATCGTCGCTGAAGCACAGAACGCGGGAATTGAGGGGCTTCCTCAGATCGCCGCGCCGGTGGATGCTTCAGGCGCTATGGATGCGGCGCATGTGAAGGAAGCGGAAATCATTGAAGAAACGATTTCCCCTGAAGCTCTTGCGCGGGCTGGTGAAAGCCTTGACGGTGCAGAAGAGGAAGCCGTTGGCCCAACGGTTCCCAAGTCTTCTCGCAAGAAGTAAGAGGAACAGGCGGGGAATTTTCCCCGCCTTTTCTTTTGAGGTGTCACATGAACCTGTTCCCGGAATTTCGCGCAATCGCTGTTTTGTCTTTGCTTGCTCTAGGCGCTTGCGCTCAAAAAGCAGCATACGTCAAGAACTGCGAGGCCGCGACATTCACCGCAAGTCAATGTGACTTCCTGTATAGTAAGCGCGACATTCGCGTTGGCGTTTCTGGTCCGCTTATTGGCGGTATTGTGGGGATTAACTTGCCGTGAAGTTTGAAGCAACAATTGGGAATGTGACATTTTCTTCTGAGATGTACGCTACGAAAGAAGCAACTCACGAAGAAATTTATTCTGCCTATTTGAATTGGGTAACTCTTCATAAAGAGGACTTTTTGGCGGGAATGAAAATCGACGCCGAATTAAATGACGCCTGAAGAAAAAGGCCGCATCCGGGATGCTTGCACCTATCTTGCAATGAATGTGAACGCGGGCATTGTCCCGCGTTCCGTCATTAACAGTACCATGCAGGACATGGCCGCTACAGGGCGTTTGCAGTTCAGGGAAGAGGAAGACGAGAGCGGTTTCCCTATCCCGCGCATGTTCCTTTATGATACCATCACGGGCGAAATCATGACGCCTGAAGACATATGGAGACGCTGGAATGATTGACGGTGATTTTTACCCTGGCCGATATGACGAGACAATCGCAGACCACGCGGGGCATTTCCTGATGCGCCTTGCTGGTGGACTGGTAGTCATGGCCGTGGTCCTTTACACGTTGTCCAATGTGTATCGGTGGGGGCTTGCTGACGGGGCTGTTGTGCTGAAGGTGGAGAAATGATATCCGAAATTAGCAAGGATTTTGTCCGGCGTATGGGCAAGCGTGCAAGAATTTCAGGATTGCCCATTTCGGCTTGCGTGTATGTGCATGGCTCGGAATGCGCAAAACTCTGGGAAGATGGATGGAATACAGCGGACTACGAATTGCGGTCCGCAAAAAGACGGCACTAAATTTTAAGAACATGAAAAAACCCCTTGCTTTTTAGTAAGGGGTTTTTTTTATATGGGGAATTGTCGAAAGACAAAACTGACAGTGGGAAAAATCATGAAGACGAAATATAACGGCCACGAAATTACAGTTCTCAAAAACGGGAACGCAATTTTGAATGGTATCACATACAACAATCTTGCAATCGCCATTATGGAAATCAACTGGATTTATGGGATCGGAAATCCAGACGTTACCATGCAAACGCGCGTGGGTGATCTATGAAAATGTTTCGTATTACATTTAAAAGTCAAGAAGGTTATTCGCTTATCGTTTTTGGTGTCACCACGCGAACGGCACTTGAAAAAGTTGAGCGTCCTATTTGTGAGATTATGGCAGTTCAGGAGTTAGACTTTTGAGGGATACAATAATTATTTTTGCTACTGGAATAGGAGTATTGATTTTGTGTATGCAGTCTTTGAATGTATTTTTTAGCGTAATAAAAACGTGTGGGGGCATGTGATGATTACTATTCAGGCATTGGAAATCTATTGCTTTGGCGTGGTATGCGGTAGCGCTGCCACGGTTGTAACGGCCCTTACATGGGCGATGCGTTCGTTTGGGAGGCTTGGGAAGTGACCCATAAATATGCTGTCATCATGGAAAGCATTGCCTTCCCTCAGCTTTACGAGGTGCTAGAGGAATTCGATAATCCTGACCAAAAGGGAATGATGGAGCATAGGTGGCAATCGGCAGGGACCGCGCGTAAAGGCGATATAACGGGCGTATGGGCCGCTAGGAAGCGGAAGCGGGCAAATGCCAGGGCATCTCTAAGGGAGCGTGAGAGGATCATGAGAGGGCGAGCCGTGGCAGAGATGTGGCCGGTTCGGATTTATGTTGTGGAGTGCTTGTGATGGATGACACTAAATATGTATTCACAAAAGGCAATCATTCCGTTTTGTGGCATAAGTACGGCTTCGATGTTGTGGAAGCAAAGAATGGCGCGGGCTATGTAGATAGCACATATGAATTAAGCGCGGATGGTTTAAGCATCGCGATTTTCCGTTGCTATTTCTTGGAAGGGGCATTTCTTGGTCCCTCTAATCGCGACAGAACAATGAAAATAATTTCACTAATAAGGGATGTAGCCGAAAGGTTGTTCAGTCTAGGCCAGCGGAAAGCACACGAATGGTGGCTTGAACAATAAGCACAATAGAGCTATACCAGACGAGGAAGCAGCTAGACAGTGCCGCGCACTTATAAACTGCACCGCCCCAACGGGCCACTACCCCGGACCTCTCCCATGAGGCCGGGGTTTTTCTTTGCCCTCTTCCACGGCAACAATCCCCGCCGTCGCCCCTTGACAAACAGAAAAATTCGTGTCCTGACCCTCCCAAGTAAAACACCTCTTGACTGGTAACGAATACTTGCCAGTTTTTCAGTGTGACGCTAGATACATAAAGTGTGACACGAATTACTGTATAGGGCGTGTAATCGTTTTTGTACTTCGTAGTTACTGCGTATCACCCCCTCCCTGTAGTACTTGTTTCTTTATTTGTTTTTACCCATGGAAAACGCTATGGTACCCTTCTCCCCCC